GTTGAAAAGTAATATAAGGTTCACCATCAATCGTTTCTTTTTGCAAATCATCTGAAGTATACATCATGTCACCCTGTAAAACACCTTTTATGTTTACTTTGGATAACTCTTTCAATGCGACTTTTAGTTTTGATGCTAGTCCACCACTATGATTATTATCTATATCTGTATCAGTATAATTTATCTTTGCATTCTTGGCGAATACACCTTTTGTTCCTACAAAGAATTGATCATTCTCAGGATTAATTCCTGCAAATACTGCGGGTGCTCCATCCCATTTTACTGTAACATCAACAGAAGAAGCTGAACTTCCTGCTAACATATCCCTCAATCCTTGAAGGAAGTTTATTGCTCCTCTTGCTCCAGCTACTCCACCATTTAACACCTCATCTTCAAGGTGTTCCATGTGTAGATTTTTCTGTTCTGTTAAGAATGATCCAAATGCAAACATTATCTTAACTCTTTAAATACTTCTGTATAATCTTTAATATACATTTCTGACTCTGAAGATGTATCGGGATTTCCTACCATTTGTCCTCCCGCTTTCCATCTAAAGTAAATAGTAATTTCCATAATTTTTTCTTTGGGATCTGCTGGATCTTGTTGTGCAAGTAAAATAAAAGTATATCCTGCTCCAGTTGTTTTACCCTCATAAGAAAAACTTATTGTTTGAATAGCATTATCAAATTCTGCTTTTGAGGGAACCCGTTTAATTGACTTTCCACCTTCTGCAGCATATATCATAGGTTTTTCACCAACACTAATTTGTCTTTCAAATACTACATGTAAATTATCTTTTATTACTTCATCTTTTTTCTTAAAATATTCACCAAATATACTAGTAAACAAGTCATTTCTTTGTGTTTTCCAAGTTTTTCTAATATGTGCTGGTCCTTGATCATATAGCTTTCGACAAATATATCTAAATTGTTTTACTCTATTTCTTTCACCTTTTTTATCATCTTTGTCATAAACTGATTTCTTCCCTGGAACATATAATAAATCATGAAATACTTGAACATCACTATCTTTTACTCTTAGTTTTTGATAACTTCCCCAATCTGTTTGTGTTTGCGACTTCCAACCTTTAAACAATTCTCTAGCTCTTGATAATGCTTCAGCTCTAGTTCTTTTACTTCCTGTTTTTGTTCTAAATTTAGATACATCCCAAGCCATTAATGATTTGTCTAACAAAGATAACCAACTAAAAGTCATGTTATCCCATTTTTCTGGCACATTTGTATGTAATTCAGTAAGCAATTCTACTTCTTTTCCAGTTCCTAATGCAGCTCTAGCAAATTGATTAACTGTTAAATTTTTAAATTGTCCTTCTCCAAATTTTAAAGATATTCCTTGTTCATTATATGCAATGTCTGCTGCACCGAAATGGGTTGCATCATTAGTTGGACCTGTCCAATAAACTGTTCCATTTGGTTTACCTATTCTCTTTACTATAGCGTTTGCAACATTAATAGCATCCCTCTTTCTTGCGTCTATACTATTATCCTTCCAATATTCCTCACTAGCTTCTTTACTTTGTATTTCAGTAGATGGATCTTCACCAGGGGGTGTTTGAACTACAGTATCATCAATGAATTTATACCACTTCTCACTAGGTGATGGAGTTATATCATTTAATCCTGAATCTTTAGCCACTATACTTTTATTAGTAAAAAATGGTAATATATCTGCACCTTTTTTAATTGATGCTGCTCCTGCAGGATCAAAACAAGCTATTCCACATAATACTTCATGGAAAAAAGTAGTAGCATCTGCAGACGCTTCATTCAACAACATCCAAGTCTTTAAAGATTTCATTAATTCTCCTATAAAAAGAATAGAGTTTACTGATATATTTATAATAACAAGTCACCCCACTTGTGGTTCAGGAGGCTCAGGAGGTCTATTATCTTCGACAGCTTTTAGAAAAACATCTTTATGTAGTAAATGCCAACCCTCACAAGTCTCTTCTTCGACTATATCCGCAAAGAAATTCCCATATTGGTCTTCCATTACATAAACTGCTTCTCCAAAATGTATACTTTGATCTGTAATAAACAATACGTGGATCATTATACCCATATCTGGGTAAATGTAGTATTGATCTGGCACAAATGCCTTCAGGTGGGAAATAGGTTTTGCTTCTACCTTATGTTTTTCCTTTCTATATTCATCTAAATCTACTATATTATCATCACTCAAACTTAAACTCCCCAAAATCTTTCTTGCTTTTCATCCTACCACCAGTAGATGTATCAAATAATGGAACATCTTGTTTTTCTTCTTTTCCACCAGTATCTACCAATCCTTTTTGAGATTCTTCTCCCAAATCGGAAAGTCTCATCTTTGCTCTATCTACTCCTACTAAAAATTTCTTATTTGAGGTAGGATCGCTATATCGATTTTTTAATTGTTTGATTAATATTTGACCTGCTTCTTCCAAGTTTTCATTACTAATAATGGCAAACATGAAGTCTGCTGTTGCAGGAAGTCCAAAACTTTCACTAGTATCTTCAAGTCCAACATCAGTATTTTGAAATCCTTGTCTGTTAGTTTGAGTGGCCGATAAAATTGGAACATCAAACTCTACTGCCAATCCCCTAAGTTCTTCGGCAATAGATTTCACATAACTGTAGGAATTTGTATACTGTCCTGGTTTTATTCTTGAAGAAGAACATATATTGATATAATCGACTAGAATCATATCGGGTTTGAAATTTCTCTTGAGATTTAATTCATTCAATAGTGCTCTAAAGTGATTTGTGTTTGCTGCGGCGGTAGGATATTCTTTAATAATCAATCTACCTTTAACTGTATTCTTAAGATCTTCTATTTTCTTTGCGTACATCTTTTTAGGTAGACTAACCAAATCATCTAATCTAATGTTCATTAAATTTGCATCAATACGTTCTGCGATACGTTCTTCTGCCATTTCCAATGTAATATACAAAACATTATTACCTTGAGATAACGCACTGGCACTAATATGACACATAAACAAAGATTTACCGACACCTGTTCCTGCGAGAGCAATATTCAATGTCTTGGAAGATAAACCACCTTGAGTTATTTTGTTGAAGTAATCAAGGTCAAATGGAATCTTTTTTTCAATCTTGTGATAGAAATCATAACGATCATCAGAATCAAGAAGATAGTCATGACCGACATGAGGATCAAAACTAACAGAAAGAGCATCGGTAAGCAACTCAGGAATAGCACCTTTGTCAGCGTTAGATTTTTGGGGTTCATCCAATATTTTAATTGAACTAACAACGGCGTTGTAGATTGCTTTGTCTTGACAAAACTTTTCTGTTGTCTCCAACAACCATACCAAGTCTGGTTTCTCATTATTTTGTCCTTCCAAGTGGGTTAATAATTCTGTTACATTTTCAAATTCTTCATCTTTTAATGTTGTATTATCTAACTCTATGACTAATGCTTCTTTTGTGGGTAAATTATTATACTTATTAATAAACTTATTAATTTCTGTATATAATAATTTATCTGTATGTTCCATGAAATATTCTTTATCAAGAAAGGGTAAAACTTTCCTAGAATATTCCTCATTATGAATTAAATTTTTAAGTATTATTGTCTCTATCCGCTGCTGCATGTTTTTCCATTTGTCGTTGTAAAATTTCTATTACCCATTGTCCTAATTTAAGTTCAAATTCTTCTCCATCTTTATCGGTAATTTCATACCCTAGATCATGTGGCGGTACTTCAATATCATATTCATATTGACAAGCGATATCATCTCCACCTAATTCTTGTTCTACTAATTTAAATGAGGTGTATCTAACCACTGCTCCATCAAATGGTGAAGCATCAGTAACTAATACACATAATGATTTATCATTTGGATCATTTGGATTTGTACATTCTCTATAATCTGCTTCACCTGTTTCGAAATAAGGATCATTTAATGTAGTCCTTAAATCTGTATCAGTTTCGTTTGTTCCTTTAAAAAAGGGATCTTTAGTTGGTTTCGTTGACTGGGATTGTCTCATCCTCAGTTTCGGTTCTTTCTTCACTTTTTCCTCCATAGAGAAATACTGTTTTTGCATAATCATTTAATTTATCAAGAATTTCCTTTGTAAAATATTTGTCAGGCTCATTTAGTATTGCCTTTCCAAAAATTTTACTACCATCTGGCATCTCATATCTTGTAGAAACCTTTTTAAAAATCCCCGCTTCTTCTGCTAATTCAAGTAATCCATAATATCTATTCAAACCTTGATCATACCTCAAGAGAACATCTACCTTTTTGTTCTCTTTCGTTAATCTAGACTTATAATTTTTACAATGTATTACGTTCCCCACAACATCTGTACCTTCTTTTTCTTTTCTCTTGGAAAGGAAAATGATTGTAGATGCTGCATACTGTAAACCACTACCACCACCCATCACATCTTGAGGAAACATTGTACCCACTTGTTTGTACGTGTGATTAGTAACTAGTAATGGAATTCCTGCTTTACCCAATTTCAATGTCAAGACTCTGAAACACCCTTTAACAAGTTGTGCTCTTGTCATGTCTTTAGTCTCTTTACCTTCTGAAATATCACCAACTTCTTTTGTTGTTGATAACATTCCAAGTGAATCAAGACACATCATTAGTGGTTTATCTTCTGTATGATTTTCTACTACTTTAACTGCTTGATGTGTAAATTCTTGAATCGTTGTTACAGGGAGAATTATCATTCGTTGAGAATCAATTCCCCTACTCTCAATCATATCTTTTGTTAAAGCAGACTCAGACTCAAAATACAAAACACCACCGCTAGGATTATCTGCAAGAAACTGTTTGACCATACCAAGAGCGAAGAATGTTTTACCAGTTGCAGTTTCTCCTGCCAATGCCGTAATTTTGTTTGAAGGAATTCCACCATGAATATCTCCCGAAACTAATGCGTTTAAAATGTAACTTCCTGTATCTACATAACTTGATACATCTCCAGCTTCAACTCCATCTGAAACTTTTGTTGCGTATTCATTACCTGTCACTTTTACTAAATTATCTAAATAATCACTCATTATCTTTCCTTAATCTAAGTTCTGTTTTAACTGCTCCTATTTCTTGATTTATATCTACTCGTTCAGAATATGTTTCTACACGATCTCTTTGAAATTTTAAATCTGATAATAATTTTACCAAATCTTCTTCTAGCCAACTTCCGTAATCAATGTTTGTAATCATCTTTGATCTCAATAATATGGTTTCCCTCTTCTTGCATTCTTTGTGCAAACGCCTTTGCATCTGATTGAGTTTCAAAAGTCATATAACTAATTGAATTAGGATCAATGTCTACTGAATAATTTAATTGTTTTGACATTTGAGCATGTGACCCCGAATTTTCTTTTCTTAATTGTTTTGAGGTCTTTTTTGCATATCTTACCATTACACTACCTGCCATCTTACCTCCATTATACACTAAATAAAAAAACTGTCAAGACTGGATTTTCTTTCAGTCTCCCAACCTATTACATCTAATACACCTTTCAACGGCTCTATAAACGCCTTTTCAAATTGTGTATCATAATCTATATATTTCTCCAATTCAAATTCTTTCGGTAAACTATTTAATACAGAAATTACTTTATCGCCTGCAGGATTAGGATCCTTAAGATAAGTAAATTTTACTTTTTCACCTTCTTTTATAGTGGGATATCTTCTAGTTAATTTCTTAGTCTTTAACATGTGATTATAAATTAAACACCCCTTAACATGAATTGGAGTTGACTTTTTGTAGACTGTTGCCGGATCTCTATACTTCTTTAGTCCATTAACTGATCTTGGAAATGCTACATCTTCCATATTTAAACCAAAAAACTTTTCTTTAAATTTCTCAATATAACTAATCACATCATCTTCTGTCCCCGATAAGATAATGTTGAAAATTTCTCTGAGTGAATGTCTACATGCTTCGGGAGTAGAACTTTTAATTGCTTCAATACCTACAATCTTAAGTTTAGGTTCTTCGTATCGAACACCCTCAGAATCATGAACGTTCAGAATATAATGTTTCTTTGCTGTCCAAATTCCTGTATCGGCAATTACTTCACGTTTCATGACCATCTTTTGTTGATAGGCATTCATATATTCTGCTAATTCATTATAACATTTCTCAATTACATCTTCTATTCTTCCACAGGCCTTGTCCAAGAATCCGATGATCTTTTCTTTGTCGGTAATACCAATTCTAGAAACAAGACTATCAAGACAAACATATAAAGAATCGGTATCCATAGCAACAATGTAGTCAACATCTTTTGTACCTAATGTTTTATTTAAATAATTGTTTACTGCATTCTCTGCCCATTGAATAGATAACTGACCCGCCGCAGTAACTGCTTCTGCATTACGTTCATCATAATATCTAAACCATTGATTACCCATTGCACCATAGGCTGAGTTTAGTGCTATCTTTAAGTTCTGTTGATAATTATAATATTGTGACAATTTATTTGGATCTGAG